ACCGAGGGATTCTACATAATCTCGCACATCTGACAGCATCATAATCCCACAATCCTCCTGTAGATCTCTTTGTACGCTTTCTGACAGAACTGGTCTTTGCTCCCGCCCGGCAGCCAGTCCTCGTACCATAATCCTCTTGCGTTTGGGTTTTCCTTGGTCTGAAAATGGTATTCAGGGTGGAAGTATAGACGTCTGGCTTGCGGTGCTGATGTAATAAGCGAAACCCTTCCACCTTTTTCCTTTGTAATGGTATTAGTTGCCATCGCACCATCCTCATATGTAGCAGATACCGTTTCTCCTGCTTTTATAAAGCTTCTTTCATTCTGCATCGCTCCTGTATCACGAGGAAATACCTGTGCCTGCACGACTTCTGTGTGCAATGCTTCTGCAGTCTGTTCCAGTGCCTGAGACTGTGCCTGTGTGAGCTGCTTTATCCTTGGAAAGTTCAGGTTAATAATCGAATTTACATTGATCATACCAGTAACACCTCCGTATAATTTACGCTTCCGTCCGGATTTCTGGCTTTTGTCCCCTGCTCGATTCTTCGCTTCACTCCAAACAGTTCCGCTGATCCACCGGAGATAACTGCCAGTCCCGGACAGATATCGCCCGGAAACAATGCTGTCCCGGTAATCTGTATCATCTTCTTCTCTGCTGTCAGCACTGTTTTGGCTTTATCCTGATAATTGCATTTACCGTAATACGTTATTGTCTCTAATGGCTCTCCATATTTGTTCAACCCTTCCTGGTCGAACTTGCAGACTATATCTGTCCGACAGAGCCGTTTTGGTATCAAACATGGATATTTCATGTCTCACCTCGCTAACTGGCAGCACAATCCTGTCTGACAGAGCAGAGCATATACATCACGCTTCATGGCAATGCCTTTGTCCATGAACACGTTCCAGCTGCTGCCAAACGAAGCGGATACGCCATTGATGCTGTAACTGGATAAGACTGTGTTGATCTCATCTGCATTTTCACATTCAAAATCTGCCTGCAAACATACAACTTCCTGAATGACCTCTTTCTGGAAATCTGTTAAATTGTCAAATCCCCTGCCTACAATCCGGTTGTAGGTCAGGGAATCGATGTGTCTGGATGCCTGGTGCAGTGCCGATCTCAGATCTTCTTCCGGTACGGTCCTGCCGCCATAAGTGTTGATATAGTAGCTCTCTGTCACATAAACAGCCATATTACGCTCCTGTGTATTCGGTGGTGTCAGTATCTACATACACGCTGTCGATATTGCCGTCTTTTCCGTTCGGGAATACAAAAACATCTGACAGGGAACGGTTCTGGTACAGGTAGCCATCGCCTTCGGTATGTGCTCCCGGATCAAAGTAATAGATACTTGCAATCTTCGGCACCGTTTTACAGGTCTGACCGCATGCAACCAGGACATTGATCTTTTTCGATCCTGTTGTTCCAGAGGCTTTTTTGACCGGTTCGAATCCGCCGTTTTCCGGTTCCCAGTTAAAGGAATCATAGAATCGTTCATCATCGATGACTTCCATCACAGGCACACCATCGATGTCTGTTACTCTGGTTTCAATACCGATACCGCCCTCTGCAATCTGGGTGATCTCGATCTTACGGGTAAATTCTGTAGACTGTTCCAAAGCATCCATGATCGCACTTGTGACATACATCACCAGCGTTCCGTTGGCTTTGTATCGTCTGAGCTTTCCTTTTGCCAGGATATCTTTCAGCATTCCGAACACTTTTGCTTTTGTGTATGCGGATGCCGCGGTTTCCGAATGGTATCCTTCCGTTTTCTTTGCCACCTGAGCGACCTTGGAGAAAAACAGTGCATCTGTCTCTGGTGCAACCTGGGTCTGCTCAAACACATGGGAAATATTCTGGATGGATGCCGTTGCATTCGTTTCGTCTACATCGGCCTTGTCAACCAGGAATGAAATATCTCTGTCATGTTCTACCGTGTAAGGAACATCTTTCTGTGCAAAAGATCCTTTGTTCCAGCCGCCGTTGCGGTTGTGGTTCTTAAAACCGGATGTAGATGTCTGTGTAAAGTGAAATGTTTTTGCCCCCACCCATTTCACGTTGCTTGTGATAAATGGTGATGTGATCGTCCTCTGGATCAGGATTTCCAGAAGCTCCGGGCTCCACTGCTGTGCGTAATTTAATGCCATAATTTATACCTTCTTTCTTTTAGTTGAATCGGTTCCAGCGTTTTGTTGGAACTGCTGCCTGGTTTGCTGTTGTCTGCTGTGGTTGCTGCTGAGGATTGCCGCCGGTACCGATCTGCATGAAACCGGACTTTGCATCTGCCTGCGGTTTTAATGCCGGGATATCCTCCAGCACCTTATTGATCGCTGCCGTCAGTGCTTCTTCACTGACTTTCCCATCCTGCCCGATTGCCTGGCTGAAATCTGCCATTTTCAGTACATACGGAATTGTCTTTGCCTGGATGCCAAGCGATACCGCCGTCATGGTAGCTGCACTCTCAATCTGGGCTTTCTGCACTGCCGCCTGTGCCTGTGTAAGCTGGTTCTGCGTCTCTGTAATCTGATTCTGCATGCCTGCTACATCTGGCTGTTTGTCTGCCTGCTGCTGTTTGAATGCCGCAATCGCCTGTTCCATCTGCTCTTTTGACAGTCCCTGCTGTTTAAAATACCCTTTCAAGACAGATTCCTCCGTCACACTCTGTTTTCCGGCAATCAGATTCGCCAGTTTGTCATAATCAAAAGCCGGTGTCTGCTGTCCTTCTGGGGCTTGTGGTGGATTTGCAGGGTTCTGTTCCGGCGGCTGTGGCGGTTCGGCAAAAATTTGAAGTTTCATAGGAATTTTTTTGCTCATCTTTCTTCGCTCCTTTACAGTTTTTACTGTGCTGTCTGCACAAATCTGACAGTTTTACGTGTGTCTCACAAAACAGTTGATAACCCGGTGTCTCCGTGTAGTTTTCTGCCTTCGGGCATAAAAATAAGACACCTGA